CGTGCTGATGGTCCCGTAGTCCACCCGCAGCTCATCCCCCACGGCGGGGGCCCACTTATCCCACAGGTTATCCACATCATTCACACGAAGATGGATAGTATCCGACTGCCCGGCGGCATACATATCGTGATAGCAGCGATTGATGGATACGCTCTCGGTAATGTCTACGCCCTTATAAGCAATTTTTATCATGCGTCACGTCTCCATGGAGGTAATGTCTCAGGAAGCGTGGCCGCCGCCTCGCCAGGAATGTAGAGCTCCACGCCCGCGCCGAAAATCAGCGTCCCGCAATGGTCAGGGTTGGCCTGGATGATGACGCTCGCCTGCTTCTCGTCGTCGTAATAGGTCAGGGCCAGGCTGTCGAAGGTGTCTCCCTCGACGGTAATGTGGGTACTAGGCATAGACCGGCTTCCCCCTTCCCGAAAACCACGATTCCAGCATATCAATAAACTCCGGGTATTCTGCCTCGATGGCCTCCATGATGCTTTCCTTGTCGGCCTGTCCGGTGACGGTGATCTGAGGCGCAAAGGTCACTCCGCCCAGGTTCACATCGCCGCCGGAGTTTCCTCCACCCAGGCTGAACGAAGTTCCATCCTCATCCGCCCCCAGCATCCGTCCAGCCTTTGCCCAATAGGCCAGATTCTGCGCCCGGTATGCCGGATCGAAGCTGATAACGGCCTCTGTGCCCACCTCACCTGCGATAGAGGGTCCGGTGGTGAAGCCGCCGGTTGCCAGCATGGGAATGTTCGGTATGTTGATGGCAAACTTCTTACCGCCCAGCATGGGGACCCACTCCGGGATATCAAAGCCGATGGAGTTGATTCCATCAATGGCCTTGTTCATGATGGAGATCACGCCGTTGATTGGGGCCTTGGCGATATTCCCCAGCATCCCGAAGATGTTCCCGAAGATGTACACGATGTTCTGCCACGCCGCGCTCCAGTTACCAGCAAAGATATTGCCGATAAAATCAATGACGCCGCTAAAAATCGCCTTTACATTGTTCACGGCGTCCTGGATGCTCTGCCACCAGCCGTCCAGATACGCGCCGAAGAACGGAAAATGCTGCCCGATGAAGTCAATAGCCCCCGTGACCCACCCGGCGATATTGGTCCAGATTTCGTTGACCTTATTGCCGAAGGCGATGACTTTCTCCTTGGCAATGTCCCAGTTGTTATAAAGCCAGATGACACCAGCAACCAGCCCCGCAATTGCCGCCACCGCGATGGTAATAGGGGAGGTCAAGAACGCAATGGCACCATTAAGCGCCCACGTTGCAATCGTGGCTGCATTTACCACCGTTGCACCGGTAGCAAGCACCGCCGTCTTGATCGTCTCCGCAGCGGCCACGCCCAGGGAAATAGCCTTGTAGGCCACGAAGGCCGCCGTCAGCCCGCCAATGACCGGGATGAGCCAGTCGGCGTTATCTTTCAGCCATCCAATCCCGTCCTCGGCCAGGGTGATGACGTCGTCCGTCAGCTCTCCGACCTGTTCGGCAATGGCGGTGAAGTCGGTCTCGCTCATGACCTCCAGAACCTTGTCCAGAATTTTGGTAAAGCCCTCCTGCACCGCCGTCGTGACAGGCTCTATCTTCTCGCCCATATCGGCCAGCGTCTGGGTGTAGTCTGCGTTTGCCGCATTGGCATCCATAAGTGTGCCTGCCGTCTCCTCGTACTTGTCGGCGGCTTCTCCGTACAGAACGGTCAGGGTGTCGGTGATGAGGGCCTGTCGTTCCGCCTCGTCGGAGCACTCGGATAGGGCCACGTTGAAGGCATCCTCCGCCGTGACCACCTCATCGTTCATATATCCGGCCAGCATCTCCGCCGCTTCGCTGTTCCAATTCAGGGCATCCGCAAAGGTGCCCGTGACCTGTCCAACCTTCGCCGTCTCTGCGGCGGCTTCGGCTAAGCTCTCCACCGGGAGGGCGTCCTGATAAGTGCCCCACACGCCGGTGGTGATTTTCACCCACTCGTCAAGTTCCTGTTGACTGTCTGCCATGCGGGCGATGTTGTTGGCCGCCTCGACGGCCCGGTCATCCTCACCGAATACGGAATAGAGTCCCTTCCAGGTCTCGGTCGCCGTATCGGCGGAAAAACCAGCCCGGTCAAAGGCGGTTTCCAGCGTCCCCATATCCTGCCGGAACTCTCTGGTGCTGTCCGCCAGCCCATAAATGCCGGTGATGGCGTCCTTGGCCGCTCCGGCGATGGCCTGTATGCCGCTGGATACCAGGTCTGCGGCGGCTCCCTTGGCGATGGTGAAGCCGCCCTTTAGGTCTTTGGACGCCTTCTCCAGCTCTC